AGAGTACAATATAAATTTTTAATATAATGAAATCACCCCATTGCTTTCTTGTAAAGCCAATAGGGGGTAGACGTTACGACAACTTAAAAGAAATAGGGGGCATAGATTTTATCACCTCATCTTCAAAAGAAGATCACACTGTTTCAAATAGGTTTGCTCAAGTAATCGATACACCCCTAAGATATTCTGGAGACATCCAAGTCGGAGACACCCTAGTAGTTCATCACAATGCATTTAAGTTTTACAACGATATGCAAGGAGCAGAGCGAAGTGGTAAAAGTTTCTTTAAAGAAGATTTGTTTTTAATTGATGAAGATCAATACTTTATGCATTCCCACAATGGTGTATGGAAAAGTAGGGATGGTTTTTGTTTTATAAAACCTGTACCTCCCAAAAAATATACGATAGATAAATCTATAAAAGAAGAAGAGCTTATAGGCTTGTTGAAGTATGGAAATAAATTTCTATCTTCAATGGGAATAGAAGAGGGGGACGAGATTGGATTTGTTCCTGACTCAGAGTATGAGTTCAATATAGATGGGGAGAAGCTCTATCGTATGTATAACCAAGCCATATGTGTTAAGTTATGAATGTTGACGATTTAAAGAAGCAAATTATAGCAGCGGGTGAGGGGGCTGTAAAGCAATTGATTAAGGTTGCTAAGGAGGATATCATAAAGATTGATCCAGAAGATGAGTTAGCCGCAGATAGATTAAAGAATGCTGCTGCTACAAAGAAGCTTGCCATCTTTGATGCCTTTGAGATATTAACTAGAATAGAGTTAGAGAGTGATCTTCTTAACAAAGGAGTAGATAGAGTTGCTGATGAAAAACAAGGATTTGCAGAAAGAAGAGCTAAGTAGTATTTATAAAGAGGTGTTCGATGTGATACCTACTACTGTTCTAAAAAACAAGAACAGGTCTAAGTCTTGGCAGTATGGTTACAATCAAAAGTATGACTTAGTTGTCATATCAAAGACAGGAGAGATAGGCCCTATATATAACATTAGTGGTTTATTTGTTGCTCTTCCAAAGATTCCTACTAATCCTGAATCTAGAAGTAATTTAAAAATCGATCAGTATTGGGAGCGAAAAGATTTTCCTAAACAATTATCAAAAATTAAATCCATATTCCAATGGAATGATATGCCCTCTATTTTTAAGAATGCATGGGTAGATTACATTGAGGGAGAGTTTGATAAAAGAGAGCAAGGTCATTGGTTAATGCGTAGAGGGAAGCCCACTTATATAACTGGCTCTCACTATATGTATTTGCAATGGACAAAGATTGATATAGGATACCCTGACTTCCGGGAGGCAAACCGAATATTTTATATTTTTTGGGAGGCTTGTAAGGCTGACTATAGATCCTTTGGGATTTGTTATCTAAAGATTAGGCGTTCTGGGTTTTCTTATATGGGTTCAGAGGAGTGTGCAAACATTGGGACAATATCAAAAGATTCAAGAATTGGAATCCTATCTAAGACAGGGGCTGATGCTAAGAAGATGTTTACAGATAAGGTTGTGCCTATATCAAATAACTATCCATTCTTTTTTAAACCTATTCAAGATGGTATGGATAAACCTAAGACTGAGTTAGCGTATAGAATCCCTGCCTCTAAGATTACTAAGAAGAATATGTCTACCGTTGATTCAAATGACATGGAGGGGTTAGACACAACTATTGACTGGAAGAACACTGGAGATAACAGTTATGATGGTGAGAAGTTGCAATTACTTATCCATGATGAAAGCGGTAAGTGGGATAAGCCTGACAACATCTTAAACAATTGGCGTGTAACCAAAACCTGTCTTCGATTAGGGAGTAAGGTAATAGGTAAGTGTATGATGGGGTCAACGTCCAATGCTTTAGAAAAAGGAGGTGGCAACTTTAAAAGTTTATATAACGATTCAAATGTAAAGAATCGAAACGCCAATGGGCAAACAAAGAGTGGGCTTTATAGTTTGTTTATTCCTATGGAGTGGAACATGGAAGGCTTTATTGATAAGTATGGAGACCCCATACTAAGAACCCCACCATCCCCCATAGATGGTATTGATGGGATGTTGATAGATGTAGGGGCAATTGACTATTGGGAAAATGAAGTTGACTCTTTAAAAGGGGACGCTGATGCATTAAACGAATACTATAGACAGTTTCCTAGAAATGAATCACACGCTTTCCGGGATGAAAGTAAGCAATCATTATTCAATCTAACCAAGATCTATTCTCAGATAGATTACAATGAGAGTTTAATTCAACAACACTTTCTAACTAGGGGTACATTCAAGTGGTTAAATGGAGAGAAGGATACTAAGGTAGTGTGGACTCCAGACAGTCGTGGTAGATTCTTGGTGTCGTGGCTACCTAGCGCAGCGTTACAAAACAATATCATAACAAAGGGTGGTAGGAAACTTCCAGGCAACGAACACATCGGTGCGTTTGGGTGTGACTCTTATGATATATCCGGAACGGTTGGTGGTGGTGCGTCTAATGGTGCGCTTCATGGGTTGACGAAGTTTCACATGGACGATGCTCCAACCAATGAGTTTTTCTTACAATATATTGCTAGACCTCAAACTGCTGAAATATTTTTTGAAGAAGTATTAATGGCTTGTATCTTTTATGGTATGCCTATACTTGTTGAGAATAATAAGCCAAGATTATTGTATCATTTTAAGAATAGAGGATATAGGGGGTTTAGTATCAATAGACCAGACAAGCATATATCTAAACTCTCAAAGACTGAGAAAGAGTTAGGGGGTATACCAAACTCTAGTGAGGATGTTAAGCAGGCTCACGCAACAGCAATAGAGTCTTATATTGAAAAGTACGTTGGTATAGACATAGAGTCTACCTACAGGGACTCAGATGAAATGGGATCAATGTTTTTTACCAGGACTCTTGAGGATTGGGCTAAGTTTGATATTAACAATAGGACTAAGTTTGATGCTTCAATAAGTTCAGGTCTAGCAATTATGGCTTGCCAAAAACATATATATATACCACAAAAATTAGAGTCGAAAATAAGTATTAACTTTGCAAGGTATAGCAACGAAGGTTCTATAAGTGAATTAAGGAAGTAAATGAAAGAGGTAACTATAAACATATCGCCTACAGGATTCCCAAGTCAGTTTGTTTCAGACGCTGAAAAGAAAACCGATGAGTTCGGTTTGCAGATTGGTCAAGCTATTCAGTATGAGTGGTTTAAAAAAGATGGAACAGGTTGTAGGTTCTATAGTCAATGGGCAGAATTTAATCGTCTTAGGCTATACGCTAGAGGAGAACAATCAGTAGCAAAATACAAAAACGAAATAGCTATAGATGGAGACTTGTCTTACATCAATTTAGACTGGACACCCGTTCCTATCCTTCCGAAATTTGTAGACATTGTTGTGAATGGAATGTCAGATAGATTATTCCATGTTCGTGCATATTCTCAAGACGCATTGTCAGCAGAGAAAAGATCGCAGTTTCAAGATATGATTGAAGCCGATATGGTTGCTCGCCCTATCTTGGAACAGATAAGTAAAGACTTTGGCATAGATCCTTTTATGACAGACCCTCAAGAGCTTCCTAACAACGATAAAGAATTGTCTTTATATATGCAGCTCAACTATAAACCCGGTATAGAGATAGCGGAAGAGCAGGCGATTAATACAGTGTTAGAAGAGAATCATTATCAAGACACTCGTAAGAGAGTGGATTATGATTTGACAGTCTTAGGTATTGGTTGCACAAAGCAACAGTTCCTTCCAGGTCAAGGTATTCAGGTTGAGTATGTAGACCCAGCAAACATCGTATATAGTTATACTGAAGACCCAAACTTTAAAGATTGTTTTTATTGGGGAGAGGTTAAGACCGTTCCAATTACAGAGCTAGTAAAAATTAACCCAGACATTACCAATGATCAAATGGAGGAGGTTAGTAAGTATAGCCAATCTTGGTATGATTATTACAATACTGCACAGCAGTATCAGAATGATATTTTTTATAAAGACTCATGTACGTTATTATATTTCAATTACAAAACAACTAATACTTTTACCCATAAAAAGAAAAGATTAGCATCCGGTGGATATAAGGTTATTGAAAAAGATGACCAATTCAACCCCCCTGCCGACATGATGGAAGAGGGTGGATTTGAAAAGGTTGAGAAAAAAATTGAAGTATGGTATGAAGGTATCATGGTTATGGGAACAAATATTGTTCTAAGATGGGAGATGATGGAGAACATGGTTCGTCCAAAGTCTGCAAGTCAATTTGCTATGCCTAGTTATGTTGCTTGTGCGCCAAGAATGTATAAAGGAAACATAGAGTCTCTTGTTAAAAGAATGATTCCTTTTGCTGACCTCATACAAATGACTCACTTAAAATTACAACAAGTGATTTCTAGGGTCGTTCCTGATGGTGTCTTTATCGATGCCGATGGTCTTAATGAAGTAGACCTTGGTAACGGGGAGGCATACAATCCTGAAGATGCGCTTAGAATGTATATGCAGACGGGTAGTGTTATCGGTAGAAGCTATACTCAAGATGGAGATTACAATCAAGCAAAAGTTCCTATCACTCAGTTAACAGCCAACTCTAGCCAATCAAAGATGGCATCGTTAATCGGAAACTACAATCACTATATGGATATGATTCGTTCAGTCACAGGATTGAATGAGGCAAGAGATGGATCTACGCCTGACCCCAATTCCTTAGTTGGTGTTCAGAAGTTAGCTGCTTTAAATTCTAATACAGCAACTAGACACATATTAGATGCTAGTCTTTATATTACAAGAACAATAGCCGAAGGGCTTTCTTATAGAATATCTGACTTGCTGGAGTACGCAGACTTTAAAGATGAGTTTGCTATGCAGATAGGGAAATACAATGTTGGTATTTTAGATGAGATAAAAGATTTATACATCTATGACTTTGGAGTATTTATTGATGTTGCTCCTGATGAAGAGCAAAAGCAAAAGTTAGAAGAGAATATTCAAATGGCTCTTTCTAAAGGAGATATTAATTTAGAAGATGCTATTGACGTTAGAGAGCTTCGAAATATCAAGGTAGCGAATCAATTGCTTAAAGTTAAAAGAACTCAAAAGGCAGAAAGGGATCAACAGATGCAGATGCAGCAACAACAACAACAAGCTGACATCAATATGCAATCACAACAGATGGCGGCCCAGACTGCTATGCAAAAACTAGAAGCGGAGACTCAGTCTAAGATGCAAATCAAACAGGCAGAGATTGCATTTGAGATTGATAAGATGCAGCAAGAGGCTCAATTAAAATTTGCGTTGATGCAGAAAGAGTTTGACTTGAATATGCAGGTACAGGGTATTCAACAAAATGGTTTAGAAGATAGAGAAGTTCAACGTGAAGATGCTAAGTCTTCTCGTATAAGTCAACAAAATAGTCAGCAGTCTAAATTAATTAATCAACGTAAAAAAGATTTACCTCCTATTGATTTTGAATCCAATGAGGATTCATTAGATGGTTTTGATTTTGCTGAGTTTAACCCTAGATGATAATAATTTTTTTATTGTAACTTTGTATAAAATATAATTAAATGGAATTTAAAGTACGAGCAGTAGAGGATCAAGGAGATAAATCAGTTCAAGAAGTTGAACAAGAATTACTTGAGAAGCATGAAGAGCAGTTTGAAGGAAGTGGTGATGACGCATCAGGAGTTAAAGCAAGCCCTGAGAGTCCCTCCTCCGTACAAGAGCAAGAAACAATACAGCCGCAAGGCGAAGCACAAACTCAATCCTCAGAGTTAAACGAGGAAGACGTTCTTTCATATATAGGAAAAAGATATGGTAGAGAGATAACTTCTTTAGATGAATTTAATCAGACTCGACAAGAGGCTGAAGATTTGCCTGAAGATGTTGCTACATACCTTAAGTTTAAAAAAGAAACTGGTCGAGGTCTAAATGATTTTATTAATGCTAATAAAAATTATGATGACATTGATTCAGAAGAACTCTTAGTAGATTACTATCGTCAGACTGAAAAGGAATTAGATGCGGAAGATATTAAATACCTCATCAAAGACAAGTTTGGTTATGACGAAGATTATGACGAAGATGATGTTATAAAGAAAAAGAATATCGCTAAGAAAAAGGAGCTTGCAAAAGCAAAAAACTTCTTTGAGGAATATAAACAGAAATACTCCACCCCACTAGAGTCTAGTCCGGGGATGGCTTCTGCTGAAAGCCAAGATGAAGCAATTGCTTACAAGAAATATATCGATGATGCAAAAACGTATCAAGAGGAAGTGGATAGAAAATCGAAGTGGTTTGTAAATAAAACCGATGAGGTGTTCAACGATGAATTCAAAGGTTTTGATTTCAATATTGGAGAACAGCAAATTCAATTTTCACCAGGAAACACATCTGATTTGAAGAAGACTCAGCTAGACGTAAACAACTTTATTAATAAGTTTCTAGATGATTCCGGAATGATGAGTGATGCCAAAGGATACCATCGAGCATTATCAATTGCAATGAACCCTGATAAGTTTGCTCAATTTTTTTATGAGCAAGGTAAGTCAGATACGGTTACGGATTCTGCAAAGAAGTCAAAGAACATAAACTTTAACTCTGTACGATCCACACCTGAAACGACTAGCAAAGGGGGGACGCAAATTAAGGCACTTAGTTCGACATCGAGTCGTGGCCTTACAATAAGATCTAAAAAAAACAATTAACAAAGTCCTCTGAATAAAATAGGAGGCATTTAAAAAATGGCTGGAAATTTAGTCGCTGGTGGAGTTGCATTGCAACCGTCAGCAGAGCAGGTAGCATTGTCTACCAATTATATAACAACATTCGATTTCTTAAATCAGTATCTTCCTGATACTTACGAGAAAGAGTTTGAGAGATATGGTAACCGTACCATCTCTGGATTTTTAAGAATGGTTGGTGCAGAGATGCCATCCAACTCTGACCTTATCAAGTGGGCAGAACAAGGACGTTTACACACAAAGTATACTACTTGTACATTAGCTACTTACACTGGTGCTGAAACAGTTCAGACAGTTACAGTTCCTCTTGCACAGTTAAATCCTGGTACAGGAGCAATCGCTGTTCGTGTTGGTCAAACAATTCTTATTTCAGACGAAACTGCTGCTTCAGGATTCTCTAACAAAGCAATTGTTACTACAGTAGGTGTAGGAGCAGCTAACGAATTCACAATCGCATACTACGAAGCTACTCAGGCTGCTTACGCTGCTGCAAGTACTATTTCTATGTTTGCATATGGTTCTGAGTTTGCTAAAGGAACAAATGGAATGGTAGGTTCTTTAGAATCTGATGACCTATTCCTTGAAAACAACCCTATCATCCTTAAGGATAAATATGCTGTCAATGGGTCAGATATGGCACAGATTGGATGGGTTGAAGTTACTTCTGAGAATGGAGCAAATGGATATCTTTGGTACTTGAAGTCTGAGCATGAAACAAGATTACGTTTCGATGATATGCTTGAGACAGCAATGATTGAGGCTGTTCCTGCTGCTGTTGGTTCAGGTGCAACTACTGCTGGATTCATTGGTTCAGAAGGTATATTTAGTGCTGTTGGAACGAGAGGTAATGTTTGGAGTGGTGGTTTCCCTGTAGCATTAGCAGATTTTGATGCTATCATATCACGACTTGATAAGCAAGGTGCAATTGAGGAGAACGCAATCTTCCTTGATCGTCAGTTTGGTTTCTCAATAGATGATATGCTTGCTGCTCAGAACTCTTATGGAGCAGGTGGTACATCTTACGGATTGTTTGACAATGACGAGGAGATGGCACTTAACTTAGGTTTCACAGGATTCCGAAGAGGTTATGACTTCTACAAGACGGATTGGAAATACCTAAATGATCCAACAATGCGTGGTGATTTAGTTGGTGGTAAAATAAGTGGACTTTTAGTTCCTGCTGGTTCAACTAGCGTTTACGACCAAGTGTTAGGAAAGAACGCAAAGCGTCCATTCCTTCATGTTCGTTATAGAGCTTCTCAAACTGAGGACAGACGATACAAGACTTGGATGACTGGTTCTGCTGGTGGAGCGCAAACATCTTCTTTAGATGCGATGGAGGTTAACTTCCTTTCTGAAAGATGTGTTTGTACTTTAGGAGCAAACAACTTTGTATTATTCCAAGGGTAATATAAAAACAAATTATGGGGAGGTTCGCCTCCCCTTTTTTTTAAAATTTAATTTAATAAAATGAAAACTAAAAACACGATTCCAAAAGACATGGTATTTGTCTTAAATCAAGAAAACGCTCCATTGAGTTTTATGTTAAACTCTAGAAACTCTTCAAGTAACCCATTGTTATATTGGGATGGAGAACAAAATAGAGCATTACGATATGCTAAAAATCAGAAGTCTCCTTTTGAAGACGAGCAAGATGGTAACTTTATTTTAGAGCCTATTGTTTTTGAAGACGGGTCATTGATTGTTCCAAAGACTAACCCAGCGTTACAGAAATTTTTAATGTGTCATCCTGGTTTTGATAAGACGTATTATCTAGTAGACCTTGAAAGAGAAGCACAAGAAGATGTGGAAACATTAACGATGGAAGTAGATGCTTTAATTAAAGCAAAAGAATTAAGTTTAGACATGACTCTTAGTATCGCAAGAGTTCAGTTAGGATTAGATGTTGACAAGATTAGTACTGTAGAAATCAAAAGAGATATCCTAGTTTACGCTAGAAACTATCCGGAAGATTTTTTAATTGCTATTCAAGATCCAAACCTTTCTATTCAAGATACTGTTGCTAGATGTTTTGACGAAACTATTCTTCGTTTAAGAAATAAGAATAGAGATGTTTTCATTAACCTCCCTAACAACAAGACAAAGTTAATAACGCTTCCTGTAGGAGAAGAAAAGAATTATTCTGTTGCAGCATTCTTAAAGACTGATGATGGCTTACCAACTTTAAAAATGTTAGAGAGACACTTAGAAAAAGAACACGCATAATATTTACAATGGACTATGAAACGGAGGGCTTTTTTATAGCCCTCTTTTTTTTTGTTTATCTTTGTGTAAAGAATACACGAGATGATTAACTCAGTACGAAATACAGTTCTATCCATACTGAACAAGAACAACTACGGATATATTTCTCCATCAGACTTCAACTTGTTTGCAAAACAGGCTCAGATGGATATATTTGAAAATTACTTTTTTCAATACAACTATCAGATAAACAAGGAGAATGCTAGACAGTCGGGTACAGGGTATGCTAATCTTAAACAAGGCAATGAGGAGGTTATAGATTATTTTTCTACTACATCACGCCTTGTACTTATACCTGCAACAAACACATTTACTTTGCCATTAGATTACTATTTATTAAATAAAATATTGTATGATGCACAAGCAACTCCAATTGTTCCCTTAAAAGAAATGGAGCGTGTTTCACAAAAAAAGATAACACTTCTTCTTAACTCTAATATTACTTCACCTAATATATTGTATCCAGCTTATACAATGGAAGGTAATGTTCTTACAGCATATCCAGCAACAATAAATACTCAAGATGATGTGGTGTGTCAGTATGTGAGATATCCTTTAGATCCTAAGTGGACTTATGCGGATGTTCCTACTGCAACTGGAGAGCCATTATTTGATTCCACAGCAGTGGATTATCAAGACCTTGAGTTACCGGAGTCGGATGAACCAACATTAGTAGTAAGAATACTAGAGTATGCAGGGCTTTCTATTCGGGAAACAGAGGTGGTAAAGGTTGCGGCAGGAATGGATGCTAGAGAAAACACTTCAGAACAATAACAATTATGGCTTATATATCAGCGTATCAATATTATGAAAATGGTGGGGCTTCACCTGAGAATGCTAACTGGGGGTCTTATCAGTATGTATCGTTACAAGACATTGTAACTAACTTCCTATTGATGTATGATGGGAATAACTCTTTAGTCAATAACGAGGAAAGATATAAGATATTGTTTCATGCTAAGAGGGCTGTTCAGGAATTAAATTATGATGCTTTTAAGGAAATTAAAATCTTAGAGCTAGACGTATGTGATAACTTGCGCTTTGTACTTCCTCCTGACTATGTGAATTGGGTTCGTATATCATTATCTAAGGGAGGGGTGTTAATGCCTCTTACTGAAAACATTCAGACTAATTATAGTGGGGCTTATCTTCAGGATAACAATTGCAGAATTCTTTTTGATGAGGATGGAAATGTTTTGAAACCAGAGTACTCAAATTTAGATATTGATCGTATTACAAAGCAAACAAAAAGCATATACCTTAATGAAAACAATAGTCTTAACGGAACAGAGGGGTGGCTATGGGAAGGTAATTGGTATTTTGACTATGCTATTGGTGGAAGGTTTGGACTTAATACAGAGACCGCAAATATCAATCCAACATTTAAAATTGATTCTAAAGGTGGGGTTATAAACTTTAGCTCAGGAATGTCCGGTGAATTATGCATATTAGAATACGTTAGCGATGGTCTTTATAATGGAGATGATTCTCAGGTAACGGTAAATAAATTATTTGAAAGCTATGTGTATGCATACATTAAGTATGAGATACTAACCAATAAGTTAGGGGTTCAAGAGTATGTGGTAGCAAGAGCAAAGAAAGAAAAGACAGCACTTCTTAGAAACGCTAAAATTAGAATCAGTAACATTCACCCAGGTAGATTATTAATGAATTTACGAGGGCAAAATAAGTGGATAAAATAGAATGAAAATAGAAAGAAGTTTTGTTAGAGGTCGCATGAATAAAAGTGTTGACGAAAGACTATTGCCTCAAGGCGAGTATGTTGACGCAATGAATATTCGATTAGGGTCTACAGAAGAAAGTGAGATAGGTGCAATTGAAAACGCTAGAGGTAATGAGCTTATTGTTAATGTTCAATACTTAAATAATGATCTATCACCCAAAGCTGTATGCTTAGGCTCTCTTGAAGATTCTGAGAACGAAACAATCTATTGGTGTGTTCACGATCCAGAAAACGCACAGAGTGCAACCACAGGTAAGGTTGATATGATTGTGTCTTATAACACTACAAATGATTTATTAATATATCACGTTATATCTACCAATGATGGTGGTGGTGTCAACACTGCTTTAAACTTTAGTCTTTCTTATCGTGTGAATGCAATGACGTTTATTGATGGCTTATTATTTTTTACTGAGAATAATAATCAACCAATGCGAATCAATGTAAAGAACACATACATCGAGCCTTCAGTAAATGACTTGCTTGTTATTGTTATGCCCCCATCTGCTTCTCCTACTGTACAGTTATTTAAAGTTCCGGGGTTTGAGAATTATATAGAGACACGATTTCTATCTTTTTCTTATAGGTATGAATATAGAGATGGTGAATACTCAGCGTTGTCACAATTTTCAGAAATTGCATTTGAAACACTTCCTTTTCAATTAAGCTCAGATACCTATCAGAACGAGGGGATGGTCAATGAATTCAACATGGCTCAAATTGGTATTAATACTGGTGGAGAAAATGTAATTGGTATTGACCTTGTATTTAAATTATCTAATCAGCCCGTTATAAATGTAGTTGAGAAATTTAATAAAATAGATAATGGATGGTCAGACAATCAAAACAGGATAGTAAATTTTACAAACCGAAAGGTATATACCACTTTAGGGATAAGTGAAATACTTAGGGTGTTTGATAATGTGCCAAGAAAAGCGCAGGCTCAAACTATAATGGGCAATCGCTTAATGTATGGTAACTATGTCGATGGGTATGACGTGAAAGATGCTAATGGTAATGATTGCGTTATGACATATGAGCCTAGCGTAGTAACTAAAGATTCTACTGTTTTTCTCTTACCAACATCCACAGCCCCTGTCACATATACTACCAATCCTCTAGCTTCTCAAGTAGTTACGGAGGGTAAATTAAGGGTTGATTGTAGTGAAGTCGCTTCTAATTTAGTTACAGGCGCAGAGTTTAATTTTGAAATAAACTTAATACATAATAGTTTTACAGGGGCAACTACCGCCTCTACAACTCAACCTGTAATTTCTATTCTTTTCTCTTATGTGTTAGATCAGCCATATGCAAGTATTTCAAATATGATACAAAGTGATTCGTTTCAAAAAGCCCTACAGGGTGTTACGATTCCTACAGATTTAACTCAATGCGGAACTTCAACTCAAGGGTTCTCAACTACCGATCAATTAAATTGTGGGCTAGAAGCCCCTCAAGATAGTACTCTTATTGCGTGGAATAAAGACATGAGTAGCCCGACTGCTATAGTTGGTGTTCCTATTACAGCTATTGATTATGTTACTAATACTATCGAGATTACTTTTCTTGCAATGCGATATGTGGATGCTGCTTCACCTGGAGATTACTTATTTGAATACTATAAGGTTTCTACAGCGAGTGCTTCTTTTCGTCTCTCTGCCAACAAAAGAAGTTTACATAGCGAAAGAGGGTACGAAGTTGGGATTGTTTATATGGATGAGTTTAATCGATCTACAACAGCTTTGGTAAGTTCAAATAATACAGTATTTGTTTCTGCTATAAACTCTGTTGATTTGAACAGTATACAAGTTGTAATACCTCCGAATCAAAGACCACCATCATGGGCAACTAGATATAAGTTTGTAGTCAAGCCTTCGGGTGTTGATTATGAAACAATATATAGCGACTTATTTATTATAGGTGATGATAATGGGGCAACGTATGTTAAGCTTGAGGGGGATAATCAAACCAAAGCAGCGGTAGGAGATAGGCTTATTGTTAAAAGAGATACTGATGGCCCTCTAAATCAGCGTGTTGAAACTTCGATATTAGAAATAGAGTCTGTGCCAGCCGATACTATCACCGATAATAGTCCAGGGGGATTATATATGCAGGTTAGACCTAATGGGTACGCAATGCAATATAACAACACCTCGCAACTTGGTGGGGAGACAAGCCAGAATACTTATGTGACTGGGGATTTTAGTTTTAATGATGCTCTTGATTTTTGCCCCTTATTGGTTTATAACTGCTCTGTTGTTAACCCTGATTTTGATTCTGTTGCTGGGCCTTCTTTAGCCAACTTGCCATGGACTCCATGGGCAATTCCTGTAAATAGCTCTGTTGAGTTTGAATTTGTAATAGGTAGATATGAAGGAAGTTCTTTAGGCAGTGGATGCCCTCAAAGTTTGTATCGGGTTACAAAAACATATGTTGCAAATACTAGCTATACTAGCTTACATCAAATGGTGATTGCTCAAAATATTAATTTTGACAATGGGGTAAACGACCCTAATAATGGACAGTCTAATGTTGAAAATACATTTGACCCTGTTATACAAGATTTAGATGTGGTTTTTGCTGGTCAGCTATACAGCAATGGGCTGAATACTGGAAACGCTCAACCAACGATTGGATACCCTTGGTTGCCTGCCCCAGTTTTAGATGAGAATCAATACAGTTTCAGAGGAAGTGCATCTAATTGGACTGGATCAGGCTCTTCCGGTGCGGCAGATAATTATTATGCAGGGATTCAGTATTTTCAAATAAGAAGTGGCACGCCTCCTTGTTCTCCCCTCACCCAACTTATTCCAGGTTCAGATAGTATTTGTACTGCAAGGATAAGAGTTTTTTCAGCTAATAATTTATTAATTTTTGAGACAATTCCGACTGATAGTGATCCTAATATTTACTACGAGGGTAGTGATAGTTATGCAATTACTAATGGAAACCATATGTCTGGTGGATCGACTGGAGATGTTAATCAAGATATTACATCCGACCCTCAAGTATCAGGGGTGGTTAATCTATCCTTCTTTAATTGTTTCTCATTTGGTAATGGGGCTGAGAGTTATAAGATTAGAGATGCCTTGGGTGCGCCATCATTTAAGTTAGGTGAGCGTGTTACAGCGGTATCCGAGCAAGACTTCAAGGAGGCACATAGGTTTGCAGACATCACCTACAGTGGTATATACAACGCTGATACGAATGTTAATAGATTAAATGAGTTCAACCTAGCGACAGCTAATTTTAAGGAGTTAGAGAAGAGCTTTGGGCCTATTAGGGTACTTGATGCTAGACAGTCTGATATACTTACACTACAAGAAGATAAGATATCATATGTGCTATCGAGTAAGACTTTACTTTCTAGTGCGTCAGGAGGGGGTAATGTTGCGGCAATACCTGAAGTGTTAGGCAATCAGATATCAAGGATTGAGAAGTTTGGCATCAGTAATAATCCTGAGAGCTTTGTTTCTTGGGGATTCGATAAATTCTTTACTGATACTAAGAGAGGGGTAGTGATTCAGTTAAAAGGAAGTGGGCAACAAGAGCAATTAAAAGTTATATCAGACACAGGATTAGGTTCATGGTTTAGGGATTTCTTTATTCTCACACCAAACACTCAGAAGTTAGGAGGGTACGATCCATACATGAATGAGTATGTTCTGTCAGGAAACTTAACATCTCTACCTACAGCACCAACAATACTAAATTGTGCAGCAGACTACACTGCTTTAGTCACGCAAGAGCCTGTAACAACATGGACGGTATTATTGGGGAGTGACACTGGTATATCTACAGTTAATTGGACTGCTGCTTTAAAAGGAGGGTCATCAACAATTACATTTAACGTAACCTATGATGGGTTGGTTTATACTTCTGGAGCAACCACTGCGAGTTCAGGTAGTTTTACTTTTAATAAAAACATATCAGGTGTAAATGAAGCCCAGGTTGAAGTCGTTGTTAGCGAAGGGGCATCAAGCTTTAGTGTAAACGTAGGGTGTCCAGGAGTAACTATTTTAAACGTAATTAAAGTTTGTTTAAATAATAACACATACAATGGTCAATACATTCACAATGATTACTATTGGACACAGCGTACAATTGATAGCCCTACAAGTAGTGACTTGGTATTGCTTCAAGCACAAGACAACACTCCTATAAATTTTGCAGTGTCTCAGTATAGTCTTATTTCAGGAGCATCTGGAAGCGGTGTAATTCCACCTGTACCAACAGTAGGTGTTCCCGTTACTATTCGTATTCAGTCTACTAAGATTGGATTTGATGACTTTACATTTGATCCTGCGATACATCAATTAAGGTATGCACTAGAGCCTACATTATATGGTGACACCCCTACTGAAATGAATACTTTGCTAGCACGGTCTACTATCCTTACTCCTTTAGAAAACCCGACAACAGGTGTTTATTACTTTGATATTAACTACGTTCAGTCTGGAACATTTAACCCTTATATGTATCTTATTTACGACTACATAACCTAAAGACATGGCAATACCAATTATACCATCAAGCACAGAGCCTACACTTCAAGCGTATACATTAGCGTATGCTGAGAATGTACAAGGATTTC